CAAAGTCCCGCAATCCTATGACACAGGAAACGCAGGACAAGTTGAATCTTCGTAAGAAGATTAAGAATCCCAATCGTTCGGCACGGGAGAAAGCAGACCTGATTGGCATGGACATTGCCAACCGAATGAAAATATAGGAGCCAAGACAAATGGCTACAGTTACAGGAACTACGCTAACTTATGGCGTGACGTCAGCAGGTGGTAACCGCGAGGATCTCGCGAATACGATCTATGACCTGTTTCCTGATGATACTCATTTCTTGACCAATCTGGCTAAGACTTCAGCCTCTGCTACGTTGCATGAGTGGCTTGGAGACACCATCGTTGCACCCGGTACCAACATTAACCGGGAAGGTAATGAGGGTGAGTTCTCATCGATCGTTTCTCCGATTCGATATGCGAACTACACGCAGATTTTCAAGAAAGAGTTCATCGTTTCTGATACGCAGGAAAAGGTCGCAAAGGCTGGCCGGCGTACAGAGGGAGCTCGTCAAACTACCAAGCAGATGCGAGAACTTAAGAACGATGTAGAGTGGGCGCTTGTACGTAATCAGCTTGCCTCTGCAGGTGGTGGTACCACTGGTCGTTCATTAGGTTCAATGGAAAACTGGATTGGTGCGGGCAGAACTGCAAGTGCAGTGGCTGCAACCTCTCACGTACTGGCAACAGCAGGAACGGGCGCTACCACAGCGGCTATCGCTGCTAAAGTACCGGGTGCAGTTACCGATGCTTCAGCCACCTCAGGTGGTGCAATTACCTCTGCAAACCTTCAGTTAGCGCTTGAGGGATCATGGGCGCAGGGTGGTGATACTGATATCATTGCCGTTTCAGCAACGGTTAAGAGCCTGATCAATGAGTTCTCCGGTGTTGCTCAGCGCAATGTGCAGTTGAACAAGAGGGATGAGGCCACCATTACGGGCGCTGCAGATATGTACGTGTCATCGTTTGGTGTTCATCGTATCTTGCTGCACAGGCACGTTCGCGCGAATGTTGCGCTGTGTCTTGATACCAGCCTCTGGGCTGTCTCTGCCTTGCGGGACTTCTTCATGGAGCGCCTTGCCAAGACTGGTGATGGTCATAAGTACGCGATACGTTACGAGGGTACCCTGGAGTCGAGAAATTACCTCGGCAACAGCAAAGTCTCGTCTATCGGCTAAACCATTGTCCCGCCCTTCGGGGCGGGGCCTTTTGAGAGATTATGGCCAAGACAGTAGAATGGGATGGTGTTCGGGGTGTTTGGGAGGAAACTATTGATGATTCCCAGACCGGTGGTTTGATTATTCATACCAAACAAGATGTTCAGCCTGCTTTGGACTGGGCAAGAAAACAACGCAATCACGGTCACAATGATCTGGGTGGAAGGCGCGATGGCAATGACTTAAAACATTACGCGCTTATCCCGGCCACAACCATTGTTGAACTGCGTAACAAGGGGCTTGATATCTGGAATAAAAACCAGACCAATGAAATCATCAGAGAAATCGAGACGAACTACCCACTATGCAAAGTAACGAACCGGAAACTACTGTAAGACAGCAAGAACTAGCTAAGGCCCGCGAGCTAACCTCTCAATCACAGTGGGAGACGTCTTATGACATAGCGTACAAGTGGCTGAAGATGGACCCAACCGACGCTGATGCGCTGAATGTTATCGCTTACATCATGCTCAACACTGATAAGCCAGCCATTGCTTATCCAATCCTCAAATACATCCTAACAATTGAGCCTGAGAACTCATTGGGCTGGTTAAACATGGGCATGGCAGCCTCTGATTTGTGGCGTTATACCGAGGCGGTAAGGGCGTATAAGAAGGGCATTAAGTACTCCACCGATGACAAGCAAGAGTCCATGCTGTGTGTGAATATGGCCTCTGTAATGGTGGATAACGGTGAGTTTGAGGCCGCCCAACCCTATTGTGAAAGAGCATTGGGGCTAAATCCAGAATCGATAAAGGGCGCTGCTAATCTGGGTTTTTGTCAGCTTGCACAAAGAGACTGGAGCGGCTGGAAGAATTATCGTCATTGCATTGATAGTGAATGGCGGCCGCTGGTTCAGTACAACGAAGAACCCTTATGGACCGGTGTCGAAAGGGGCAAGATCTGTATTTATTCAGAGCAAGGTCTGGGTGATGAGATATCCTTTGGACAGATGCTACCGGACATGAAAGCATGGTGTGATGCCAATGATTCTAAATTAGTGGTTGATGTTAATCCCCGCCTTTACGAGTTATTCAAAAGGACCTTCCCAGACATTGAGGTTCACGGCACTCGTGGGATAAAACAAATAACGTGGGATCCACGCGATATTCAGTACTCACTGCCGATGGCTCAACTGGGAGAGTATTTCAGGTGCAAGGACGAACACTTTACCGGAGTACCTTATCTGGTCCCTGATGCAGACAGAATGTATCAGTGGCAGTCTTTGTTTGAGACCAAGAAAAAGCCTGTTATCGGCATTGCCTGGCGGGGAGGAATTTGGAAGACCGCGGCTAAGTACAGGCAGCTAGACCTGGATCAATTACTGCCGGTCCTAAAGTCGGTAGACGCTCACTGGGTTTCCTTGCAATACAAGCCCTCAGGAGAGGTAGCAGCCTTTAAGGAAAAGCATCCAGAGATTGATTTGGTTGAATACACTCACTGCACGCTATCGAATGATTATGACGATACGGTGGCTATGATAGCTGCTCTTGATATGGTTGTGTGTATGCAAACGACCGTTGTCCATGTTGCCGGCGGTCTTGGTATACCGTGCTGGACGTTTGTACCGCAAAGCTCTCAATGGCGCTATGGTCAGGTTGGTGAAGACTTTCCGTGGGCACAATCAGTACGTATTATCAGGCAGTTAACGCGCGGCCAGTGGGCTGATGTAATGGAACACACAGGAGAGGAACTTGCTAATTACACCAGAGTATCAGCAACAACAGCAGACGATGCACCAAAAGATAAAAAGCTACGGCACGGCCGCAAGCGCATACGGGGAAACGGTCGGAGAAATGATCGACTTAATGGAGGTAGATCACCTTCTTGATTATGGTTGTGGGCATAACCTGTCACTAAAGGACAACCTGGAGCCGATACGCTCGTTCAAGTATCAATGCTATGACCCCGGTGTTCCTGAATACGCAGAAGATCCTGTTGCCGCCCAGATGGTGGTGTGTATCGATGTTTTGGAACACATAGAGCCCGATTGTCTTGAATCTGTTCTGGATCATCTTGAGACGCTGACTGAACAGGTCTTATTCGCCACCATTCATACAGGCCCCGCGGGTAAGAAATTACCTGATGGACGTAATGCACATTTAATCCAAAAGCCTTATGACTGGTGGCTGCCGCACTTTACTGAACGTTTTGAATTGCAGGGTTTTCACAAAAGAGGTGGAGCAGGTTTTGAGTTAATATTGATAGCCAATGATTACAATCGCAGGGTCAGGCCCGTCAACGGTACAGGTTAAGCACGTAGATGTTGCGACCAAGAAAAGGTCTGTAACGTCCGATTACGTGTTTTGTCGCTTTCCCTTTGCCCATAACTTAAGGGGTCGAGGTGACAAGACACCGCTGATGATTTATTACAATCGAGGCGTTTGTGCTTGTGGTAATTGTGAGAAGATAGAAAAATATGTAATGGACTCAAGGAGGTGGGATACCTATTACAAGCAGTTTAGCAAGAAAAAACCCTCAAGCGGCTTATGTGCTGTTTTTGGGGTTATTGAACGATGGGAGCCTAAGACGATAGGACTTATCGGGTTCGACTGGATTCTAGACGGAATAACCGGTTGGCAACACGACGCCGATGCTGAAAAGCAGGCGATATTGTCTTTAGTCACTATCGAGGATTTACGATGTTAACTCTCTACGTTGGTTATGATCAGCGCGAGGCGTGTGTTTACCACACCTTCTGCCAGTCCGTCATTGAACACGCTTCTGGTCCGGTTCAATTCATCCCCCTTCACAAGCCCATGCTGGATAATTTCGATGGCCAGCAAGACGGTACTAATGCGTTTATTTACTCACGCTATCTAGTCCCTCACCTTCAGAACTATAAGGGCTTCGCACTGTTTTGTGATGGCGACATGCACGTTAATGCCGACATCTACGAGCTCTATAATCTGAGGGAGCCACAATACGCGGTCCAGGTCGTTAAGCACGACTACAAAACCAGGCAACACAGAAAGTATATTGGCTCTCCGATCGAGAACGATAATATCGATTACGATAGAAAGAACTGGTCATCAGTTATGTTGTTTAACTGCGAACATCCGTCTAACCGGTATTTAACCCCTGAAAACGTAGCCGAGGCCGGGGGTTTATTCTTGCACCGCTTCAAGTGGTTGAACGATGAACAGATTGGTGATTTACCGGCTGAGTGGAATCATCTTGTGGGTGAGTACATTGATGGTCCTGCAAAGCTCTATCACCATACTTTAGGCTCTCCAGGCTTTGCGCATTATGCTGAATGCTATTCGAGTCAGGATTGGAATTATTACCTGTTAAATGCTCTGAATATGGAGGGTGAGGACCAGACAGAAATGGTTCGCAGAGCCAGATGGCACCGGAGAGCAGCATGATTACCGACAGGATAGATGCCATCACCCATATCCAACCTGAATATATGCAAGCCAAACCACCTTGTCCCAAGTCTGTGAAGATCGAGCTCACCGGTCGCTGTAATTATCGCTGCGGGTTTTGTGCTTTGAGGATGAGGGAAGACCAACCCCTGCCAAAAGATGATATGAACCTTGAGTTCTTCAAGAAAATCACTGGTGATATGTTTGACTCAGGTGTTGAAGAAATAGGTCTGTTTTATCTGGGTGAGTCTTTGATGGCACCAAAACTCACGGTAGACGCTATACGCTACCTTAAGGAGCTGGGTATGCCGTATGTTTTCCTGACGACAAACGGATCATTAGCCAGTGAGAGGGTTATCCATGCGCTCATGGACGCCGGTCTTGATTCTCTGAAGTTCTCCATTAATGCCGCTGATTTTGAGCAGTTTGAGGACGTCATGGGTGTTAAGTCTAAGCTTTACAAGCAAGCGCTCAAGAACCTGAGGCAAGCTTATGAAATACGCAACCGATGTAAGTACAAGACAAAGGTATACGCCTCATCGATTAAGTATGATGGTGAACAGCAAGAAAGAATGGAAAGTCTTATCAAAGAACATGTTGAGCCTTACGTTGACGAGTCCTACTACCTACCGTTGTATTCGATGGGATCGGTTGCCACTGAGCGCGAGGCGGAGCTTGGATACAGGCCAACGGCCGGCAATCAGGGACGATTGGGAGGACTGGTAGCCCCTCTTCCGTGTTGGAGCCTTATGACTGAGGGTCACGTTAGGGCTAATGGTGAGGTATCACTTTGCTGCTTCGACGCCTCGGGTCGGTTCCGTGTAGGAGACCTACATAAAGACTCTTGGATGACCGTATGGCATAATGAAGCATTTACTGACATCAGAAAGGCGCATTTAGCCGAGGATTTGAGTGGCACAGTTTGTGCTGAATGTGTCGCTTACTAGGGTAACTTATGGCCATAATCACTAATTATGCAACCCTTCAAACCGAGGTCGCTAACTGGCTGAGCAGAGATGATCTGACAACCGATATCCCGGCGTTCATTCAGTTTGCTGAAAATAAGCTGTATCGGACCCTGAACTTAAGGAATGAGGAGACGACATTATCTGAGTCCATATCCTCAGGAGCGGCTATCGTTCCGACCGACTTTAAGGCATTGAAATACGCCTATTATGACGGTACTGAAGCTGTTTTAGTGGACTGGACACCCATTGAGGACTTGTACAGGGATTACCCAGATCGCTCTGATTCCACGACTTGCCCTCAAGTGATATCCAGAGAGGCCAATACCTTTATCTTCGGACCTGCGGCCACTGACGGCACCTTGAAGGGTGTTTACTACGCTAAACAGGACCCATTGAGAACGACTGATCCGAGCTGGTACGTGACGAATGCCCCTGAGGTCTTGTTATACGGGTCATTATTGGAGGCGGTACCGTTTATTAAGGATGATCCTCGAATTGCAACCTGGAAGGACTTTTTCAGAGACGCTGTACAGACTCTCAAAGATGAGAACGAGAACGCCGAAGTCTCACGCGGTCAATTAAGGCAGAAGCCGTGACAGAGGCCCGCTTTGAATTTAAGAACCT